TAACAGCAGTAGGTAGTGCTACAGCTTACACACTTTCTGAAAAACCTAAATCGGTATCTACTTCTGAATCTAAAAACAGCTCTGGTACTCAAGGAGATCCAACAAAAGTTTTTGGTGTTGACACAACTGAACAAGGTGTTGGTACTACAAAAACAGCACACGCAGGTTGGGTAAGAAGAGTTGCTGGTTCTGGTGGTAGAAGTGGAAGAGTGCAAACAGAAGTATTAGTTGCTATGTCATCTATTTCAGGCGACCAAGCTGACGATACAGAATTTGCTGATAGTTAATCAGAATAATAACTAAAATCAAAGAAACTAGGGGATCCTTCGTGGTCCCCTTTTTTATTTGTATAAATAGAAGTATATGGTCCATATATGATGTATGGAGTAGTTTACCTCGTTAGAGGAATTATAGGAGAAAAAAATGGCAGACAAAAAAATAACAGCCCTAGATGACCTAGGCTCATCATTAGCAGAAGTAGATTTATTTCACATTGTTGATGATCCCTCAAATACACCAATCAATAAAAGAGTAACCGCAAAGAATGTATTTAATAACATTCCTACTTTTATTGGATTGAAACAAACTAGTGAAGCATTAACTTCAGCTAGTACATCAATTGATACAACAAGCGCAATTTCAGAAGTAGACCAAAGTGGTGGTGCAACAGCATTATCATTAGCAGATGGTTCTGATGGAATGATTAAAACTATTATCGCTATCGGTACTGGTGGTAATTCAATTACTATTACACCTACAAATTTAAGAGGTGGTTCAACTATCACTTTAAATGGTGAAGGCGAAACGGTAACTTGTTTATTCAAAAATTCAAAATGGAATGTAATCGGACACAATGGTGCTCAGATAGCATAATAATTGAGGAGATAAATTATGGCAATATCAATTGGAGTAGTAGAGAAAGAATATAATCAACTATTCAAAGAAAGAGAAACTTTAAGTGAAAGTGTTAATAAACTTGAACAAGAATTAGCGAGTAAGAAGTCGCAATTAAATGCCATTCACGGTGGTGTTCAAGCTTTAGAAAAACTTTTAAGAAAAGCGGAAAGTGATTTGACATTACGAGACGCAGAAAAAGAGTTAAAGGAAAAACAAAATGGTTAAATCTTTTAAAAATTTTAATGATGATAATGACTTATCAGAATTTGAAGAAGATTTATTGAATGAAAAACCGCCTGTAACCGCAGACGCAATGAAGCGATACAAGGCAGGCAAAGCAGGTTTTGGAGATATTACACATTTGAAAGCGAAAGGTTTAATTAAGCGTTCAGATGGTACTAAAAAGAAATCTGACAAATATAAGTAAAGAAGAGGAAAAAATGAAAACTTTTAAAGAACACATAAAAGAAGGCAAAAGTCAAGCGAAGTACGGTGCAGGAGAAGTAGGAACATCTACATCTAATGCTGTTGAAGACAGCAATATCGGTACAGCGAATTTGAAAGACCCTAATGTACTTAAAAGAGTTAACGCATTTGTTGGTTCGGTTGCAGATATGGAATATATCAAACCTCAACAAGCTGTTGACGCATTAAGAGAAAAATTAATGAGAATTGGTTTAGACATTTCACCTATGAAATTAGAAGGTGACGCAGGTACGGTATCTGGTGTTGTAAAACAATTCGGTGGTACATACGGTAAAACAACAGAAACGAAACCTGAAGATGTTGTAGTAGATAATGGTCCTGGTATTGATAACTTGAAACTTGAAGTTAAGTACGAAACATTGTCTAACGGTTCATCAAAGGTTTACGCTAAATTAGTGTAAACATAATGTTCAAACAGATAACCGACAAGAATTGGTTATTGTATGCACAAAAGCATTACGATAATCCAACATTTGAAACTGAAAAAGAATTTTGGGATGATATAAAGAGATTTAAATATCTCAAAAGATTGTTTCGGAAATATGAAACTACGAGCTCATTAAAGATTAGACTTGTGGTAAATCATATTATCGTATTACAAAATGTTTTCGGTACGGATGCGTGTATTACTTTGTTGTTGTATAAAAACGACACGAAGTATTGGCCTATCTTAAAATCTGTTTTTATATACTTAAACTATTTGTATCCGTCGGAACTAAATGAACTGACAGAAGACGAATATGTTAAACAGGAGTTAGATAAACTATAATGGCAAGTAGAGCAGTAGACTTATTAATAGCATATAGAGTAATTAAATTATTGGTTACTCCATTTAAAAACCAAGAAGCGTTTAAAACAGGTATCATAGACGCAAATGGTAAAGTGCTAAAACCGTACAGACTATTAAAGACAGGTGCAGAAAAATCATCTTACACAATGCTACATAGATTTGTATTCAACTTAAAAAGAATACTAGGTAAAGTAGGATTAGGTAGTAAGATAGGTTCGTTTGCTGTTGCGTTAGGTTTATTATTAAAAGAAGATAAAGAGTTTGCAGAAGACCAAGGTAAGAACATAGAAAGTACACTTGTAAAAATATTGAAAGAGAAGAATGAATTAAATTATCCTCTTTCACTAAACGAGAATTACTTTGATGGTTCTACTTTGAAGACTGGTAGTTATCAATTAAAAGAAGAACTATATGACGGCAACGATTTTATACCTTCTGGTAGTGATGTATTCACTATGGACGACATACAACCAGAGTTTACAGCTCTAGGATTAGATATATATAAAATGAAGTATGGCGGAAGAGGTAACGGAATTGAAGAGATATTAGTTCCAGGAGATTATTTAAATGAAAGAATTTAAAGATATGTGGAAAGAGGCTTGTTGGAAAGGATACAAACAAGTCGGCACTAAAAAGAAAGGTAACAAAGTTGTACCTAATTGTGTGCCTGAAGAGTATGATGTTTTATCGTTAGACGAGAAAGCAAAAGAGTTTCACTTATTCACTAACAAAAGAGACGCAGAAAAGAAAGCAAAAGAAATCGGTGGCAAAGTTGTAACCGGTACTGGTAAATCTACTGGTTATTTTGCGGCGATGAAAGAAGACGCTCCTGCTAATGCAGTTGCTCACGGCGGTGTTTCTATGCCACCTGACGCAGTACAAGATAAGAAAAGAAAAAAAGAAATTCTAACTAGAATATCTACAAAGATAAAAGAGAATACAGACAACAACAATGCTGTATTATCAAGTGTACTAGACAACCTAGACAAATTAGATGTAATTGTAGATGAGTTAACATATGGTAAGAGCGAACCAGAGTTTGTTGTAGACGCTCCTAAAAAATCAATTTTAGAAAAAGCAAAACTGAAAGATAGTGCCTTCGGTTCTATCGGTTCAGGTTCTATGGGTTCAATGCACCCTATAGCAAGTTTAGGTGATACCGTTCCTAATAGTGCAAGACACGGAAATAGGAAGATAGGTATTATATCACAAAAGGATCCTAGACACGGCATTGACCAGAACAAAAAGACACACAACCTAAAGGTTGTTAAACGAGAGGACAAAGATGTTTAATGGATTATTAGACGCTATATTCTTACCACCAAGAAACTGGGTATTGAATAAAGCATTAAAGTTTAAATCAAAAGATTTAAATAACGAAGAGGTAAGTAAACTTCAACATTGTGGAGTTAAAGTTTCAGATAACGGATTAAATGTAGCAGAAATTACGGTACCAGCAGGTTATATTACTGACCTTGCAAGTGTGCCGAGAGTATGTTGGGCATTTATCGCTCCGTTTGATGTAGCAAGAGCTGCTGTAATACACGATATATTATACGAAAAAATTAATGGTGCTTTTAAAGAAGGCAAGATTACTTCAAAGAAAGACCGAGAGATATATAGAAGTATAGCAGACAATATATTCAGACAAGGTATGGAAAATTCAGAACCTTCAGTTCCTAATTGGAAAATAAAGTCTGCCTATTATGCTGTACGACTATTTGGCCGATGGGCAATAAATGGAAGTGCGCCTAGAGGTGCAAAACCAAAGGCGAAAGTATAATATGTATTTCTTTTTAATCAAATCTATTATGGGTGCCATAGTAGGACAATCAACAAATGCCTGGTTTAGAAAAACTAAAATGGGTGTATGGTTTTATAAGAAGATTGACAGATGTTATTCTTGGGCAGCGAAGAGGTACGATTTAGATGTACTTACACAAGAAGAGAAACTAATCAAAAAGTTTCCTGTCTTAACAAAGAGAATAAATAAATTAGAAGATGAATTAGCAAAAGTGAAAGTAGAACAAGTAAAATTAAGGAGTAAAAAATAATGTTTTTAACAATAGGACTTATTCTTGGTTTTGTATTAGGTTGGTATGTAAACGAAAAGTTTGAAGACCTACAAGACCTAGTTAAAAAATTAAAATTCTGGAGATAATAATATGATATTCGGTGGTGCAAAAATGATTATGGCTGGTATATTGATAGCAGGACTTGCCGGTGGTGCAGCTTATGTTTATAAGTTGAAAGCAGACAATGAGATATTGAAAGCGAACCAGATTAAACTAGAAGAATCTATCAATGAACAGAAGGCTGTTATACAACAACAGAAAGAAGACTTTGGTAAGATATTAGAGGCAAATAAACAAATGAATGTTCTAGTGAATGCCTTAAAGAAAGACCTTAACGACCTTGATAAAAGGTTTAACAAAAAGAAACGAGACATTGGTAAACTGGCAATAGACAGAACCAAAGCAATTGAAAGAATAGTAAACAAAGGTAGTGCAAATGCTACCAGATGTATTGAGATTGCAATGGGTAGTCCTTTGACAGACGAAGAGATTAAAGCAACTAAAAAGAGTGAAATTAATCCTGAATGTCCATCAATAGCGAATCCAAATTATGTACAATATTAAAAATATATTTTTAGTCTTAATATTAGCAATCGCAGTTAGTGGTTGTTCTTCTGTTAAGAAGTTAGACATCTTTAAAACAGAAGTCAAAAGAGAAAGACTAAATTTAGAGAAACCAACACCACCTGAATTAGAACAGATTAAGTGGATTATTATTACTTCTGAAAATGCAGAAGAAGTATTTAAGAAGTTAGAAGAAGCAGGTATAGACCCTGTGTTGTTTGGTTTAACAGACGCTGACTATCAACTCATTGCAAAGAACTTTGCTCAAATTAGAAACCATATGATGAAAACAAATGCTTTGTTAGATGAGTATAAAAAATATTACGAACCTGAAGAGAAAAAAGATAAATAGTAGTATCTGAATTGAATTGTACTTTATGACTATAAAACTTTAGCATAAGGTATAAGGACATTGATAGACCCTATTTCTGCCATAGCAATGGCAACATCAGCATACAAAGCAGTAACCAGAGCAGTACAATTAGGTTCAGAAGCTGAACACACCTTCAAGCAAATGGGTAAGTGGTACACAGCAGTATCAGACTTACGCAAAGCACAAGAACACAATAAGAAACCTCCTATATTCAAAAAGTTATTTCAAGCAGGTTCTGTAGAAGAAGAATCTCTACAATTACTATTACACGAAAAGAAAATAATGGAACAAGAGAAAGAGTTAAGAACTCTTTTAAACTTCAGGTATGGTCCTAATACCTGGAAAGAACTCACGGATATGCGTAGAAAGATAAGAGCCCAAAGAGAAAAGGAAATCTATGCACAAAAGGAGTTGCAACGCAACATATTAGATGGTATCGCCATCACTTTACTAATACTTGTAGTCGCAGCCACCATAGGTGGTCTGATATGGTTAGCAATTAGTCAAGGAAAGTTGTAGTCAAAACATTGACACCAGGGTGTGTCAAATTTTTCCCAAAAAAACAAATGGTTAGAGTGCCGAGCTCCGATAAATAGAAGTATAGAACAAACACTAGGAACCTAACTATGGATAGATTATTTAATCTTCTTATAGTATGTTTCGTTATGTTAGGACTCACTATAAGTCCTGCGTGGGCTGACACTACATCAAATGGAGCGACTACTAATTCCCAAACTAATACTTCGGGAAGTAATACCACTATATCAGGTGGGTACTCCCAAGAATCTACAACTACTTACCAATCTGGTTCAAGTAGTAATACCACAAGTACGACTAACGCAACCACAAACAATAACTCAAACATAAGAGACCAACAGAATACTGCCTCAGCACCTTCTATGAGTGCTATGTCGCAAGATGTTTGCGTTATGGGTATGTCTGGTGGTTTACAATACCCAGGTATCGGACTATCACTTGGTGCTCACATAAGAGACGAGAATTGTGAAAGAATAAAATTAAGTAAAGTACTAAACGATTTAGGTATGAAGGTTGCTGCTGTTTCAATTCTATGTCAGGATCCAAGAGTGTTTGAAGCAATGATACATTCCGGAACACCTTGTCCATATCAAGGTAAGATTGGTGCTGAAGCAAAAGCACAATGGAACAAATATGACAAGTTAAGACCTGATTATGATATGTATGTTGATAAACTTAAAGTCATAGAGAACAAAGAAAAAGAATTAAAAAAGACTAGTGAAAAAGATAAGTCATTGACTTACAAACTAACTGAACAAACTGCTATCGCTAATGAGATAAGAAAAGAAAATAAGAAGTTAGACGATTACGCAACTAAATTAGAAAAGAAAATTGAAAAACTTGAAAAGAAAAAGTCAAAGGATAAGAACTAATGGAATGGTTAATTTTATACATAGGAGCAATAGTATATGTCTGGTTTAAAGTGGACAAGTTTGCTGATAGCGTTAATCCTTACAATTTCAACAAGCGTAAGTAAAGCAGAAACAGCAACTTCTGGTAACCTATTACCTAATACTGGTGTAGGACAATCAAACTCACAAAACACAACAGATTCTTACACACCTGACGCAGTAAGCCGTGGTCAACCTGGTTGGACTTTTGATGGCGTACAAGAATTCAATAGTGAATTTGAAGCAAAAGGTCAAGGTACCGTTTCTGCTGATGGTACTCTATTAGGTATTACAACTACAAAACAAAATGGTGGTTCACACACAACTACAACAGATAGTTTAGATGGTGGTGTTAGACTAGACGGTGTTACCGAGATACAGAATTGCGAATGGCAATCTTCAAGTTATAGATGTGGTAGTGCAAGTACAGGTGGTGGTGCCAGAGATACTTTTTCAACAACAATCAAAATTACAGACGCCAACGATAATGTTTTAGGTGTAACCACATTTACTAGAAACAATGACGCTGGTTATGGTAATAACTCATTTACATATACAGATAGCATAACTCACACTGGTACAGGTGCAAGAAACTATGAGTGGGAGTGGCAAGGTACAGACGGTAGCGATACTAACCACCAAAGTCTTATTGGTCCTAACTTATTAGGTGCTAGTTTAAATGCAACTCTATTAGATATAGACTATACAGCAATTACAGAAGAGACACAAGCAGAATTAGATTTAACAAATGAATTGTTAGAAGAAGCACAAGAAGATTTAACTGAAAAGTTAAAAGATTTAGAAAATATAAATTTATCACAATTAGAAGAGATAGAAACTTTAGAATTTGTTCCTGAATTAAAAGAATTAGAATTAGAAGAAATAAACATAAACGAATTAAAGATAGAAGAATTAGAAACTATGTTTGTACAAAACTTTAAAGAAGTTTTAGTCAAAGAAAACCTTACAGAAGAATTTGAAACAGCACTAGTACAAGAGAATATAACAGAAGAAGAATTTTTTGAAGAAGTTGGTAATATGATGAAAGAAGAGTTGAATATACAAGAAACACCAAAAGAAACTAAAATGGAGGAAACTAATGTTATAACTGAAAAACCTATGGAAGAAGAAACTATTACAGAAGAGAAAATAGAAACATCAACCGAGGAGACAAATGCAAATAATCCAAATTCAAACCAGGAAGAACCTACTAACACCGAGACTATTGAAGAAAATGAGACAAGCAGTGAGGAACCAATGGAGACAAAACCATCTACAGAAGAGAAGTCAACTGAATCAGATGTGGGTGAGGATACGGAAACAGAAGGACAGACGGAGACGGAAACAAATGAAGAAGGAGTGGATGCAGACGAGACTGGCACAACAAAGGAGACAGATGTTGATACTGGAGTTAAGAAAGATGTCAGCAGCATAAGTGCCAAAGTAGAGAAAATAATTAAGAAGTTAGAGAACACTTTGATGAGTGTTGACCAGAAGGTAAAAGCAGTACAATTTATCACACTAAAGGCAATGAGCGATAGCGCTCCTGATATGTCCGCATATAAAAATCAGTCCTTTTACGCTTCTAAAAAACTACCAGATGGTAATGTAGATTTCTTTAACCAACTAAATATACAACAAGAAGCAATTTATACCGATGTAACCTTAGCGAAATATACTGACAACGACCCTCTAACTAAAACGAAAGTTGAGTTAGACAGGATTAAAACTGAGGAACAATCTTTATTAATTGAAATAGAACAATTGAGGAAACAACTATGATAAAACAACTAAAAGACAATTTAGCAAGTGTGGCCGCTCTTGTAGCAGCTATCGTTGCAATAGGTGGTGGTTTCGTAAAATACGGAGAACTTACTACTAAACTAGCAGCTATTGAAGAAAGAAAAGGTGTTAACATACAACCTTTACAAGATTCAATCAAAGCACTAGAAATCAAAATAACAGAATTAGAAGGTAATATACCTGCTGATATTTCTGGAAGTGTACAGAAGAACAAAACACAAACAAAAGTAAACGAGAAAGAGATTGAAGTACTTAAACTTCAAATCCAAGAACTTAAATTAAAAGCAAAGAACCCATTAGCGGGTTAATTGATTTTGGGAGATAATCGCTATGTCTACAATAAACGGTAACGGAGAAACGAGGAAAACTCTCGCTTCTTTATCAAAAGATGTGTACGATAACCGTACGAGTATAGAGGTGTTGAAGTCTGAACTTCAGCAAAGCAATTTAGTGCATAAAAGATTAGACACAGCGATAGACAAGTTAACTAATATCAGTAGTGGTATTAAGTCAATGCTTGCTGTACACGAAGAGAAATTAAATCAAGCAGAAAAACTAGACGAAATAATCTTCTCAAAGTTGAAAGACAGACAAGAAGATACGGAACAAAGGTATAATCAATTGAAAGAAAATATAGACCTAACAGAAAAGAGAATAATGAACGAAATTAGGTCTATTAAAAACTCTCTAGGAGAACGAGTAAATATACTAGAGAAATGGAAATGGTTGATTATAGGTGGTTCTATAGTAATAGGCTTCATTTTAGCAAGAAACTTCCCATTAGTTGTAGAGTTGATGAAAGTATCATAGGTGCTTGACAAACCTGTACTGATATAGTATAGTGTATTCTATATTAATAAAGAGTGCTAAATGTCAAGTTATACTGATTTAAAATTTATCAACGAAATCTCGGCCCGACTAGGTCATTTCAAAAAGAAAGGCGACTATCTATTTAATTTTAGATGTCCTCATTGTGGTGATAGTCAAAAGTCAAAACTAAAGTCCAGAGGTTATTTCTACCGTAAGAAAAACGATATGTTTTTCAAATGCCACAATTGTGGTATGGGTCAAAACCTTGCAAACTTTCTAAAATTTATAGACCCAAAAGTCTATGAAAAATATCTATTAGAAAGGTATAAATCGGACGCACCTGCGACACCAAAACCCGAGTTTAAGTTTGATTTTAAACCCAAGCTGAAGATAGAGAATGACTATATATCTTCACTAACTAAAATATCAGATTTAGAAGACAATCATCCAGTACGAAAGTATGTGGAAAAAAGAATGATACCAGAAGAGCATTATGATAAACTTTTCTTGTGTCATAAGTTTTACGAGTGGGCACACAAAATCGCACCTCGTAAATATAACACTAGTAAGTATGACCATCCAAGACTAGTGATACCATTTTACGATACAGATGGTAAAGTGTTTGCGTATCAAGGTCGTGCTTTCGGTAAAGAAACACCTAAATATGTAACCATTAAACTAGACGAAGACAAACAAAAAATATTCGGACTAGATAGAGTGAACTTTGCAAAACACATTTATGTTGTTGAAGGTCCTATTGATAGTTTGTTTATTGATAATTGTATTGCAGCCGGTGGCGCTGATTTGACTTTAGATAGTAAATTTAATAATGATAAGGTGACATATATATTTGATAACGAACCAAGAAATAAAGAAATAATAAAACGAATGGAAAAAATAATTGATTTAGGTTACAACATTTTTATCTGGCCAGAAGATATACAACTTAAAGATGTTAATGACCTAATTATGACAGGTGTATCTAAAGTACAACTTGACGAGATTATAAGTATCAACACATATTCAAAACTATCAGCGAAACAAGTATTAACAAATTATAGGAAAGTGTAGGAGTAATAGATGACTGAAAATAAAATTAATGTTATAAAAAGAAATGGCCGTGGACAAGAACCTTTAAACATTGACAAGATACACGATATGGTAGAATATGCCTGTGAAGATATTAAAGGTGTTTCATCATCACAAGTTGAAATGAATAGTGGTTTACAATTTTATGATAATATTCCTACCGAACAAATACAACAAATTTTAATTAAATCAGCTTCAGACTTAATCTCACTAGAATATCCAAACTATCAATATGTTGCAAGTAGACTTCTTCTTTATAGTTTAAGAAAAGCATTGTTTGGTAAACTATGGGACCATCCTCACTTGTTTGCTCACACAAAGAAATGTGTTAAGTTAGGAGTTTATGACGCTGATATTTTAAATCAATACGAAGAAAAAGATTTTGATAGAATGAACTCTATGATTAACCACGATAGAGATTATGATTTTACATATGCAGGTTTAAGACAAGTTATGGATAAGTATCTTGTACAAGACAGAAGTAGTGGTAAGATTTATGAAACACCACAATTTATGTATATGATGATTGCGGCTACAATCTTTGCAAAGTATCCTAAAAACAAAAGATTAACATATGTGAGAAAATACTATAACGCAATTTCAACATTTAAGATTAATATTCCTACACCAGTTATGGCAGGTGTAAGAACACCTATGAAACAATATGCGAGTTGTGTACTAGTAGATGTAAATGATAGTTTACCAAGTATCTTTTCAAGTGATACAGCGATAGGTTATTATACAGCACAAAGAGCAGGTATCGGTATCAATGCAGGTCGTATTAGAGGTATCAATAGTAGAATTAGAGGTGGCGAAGTTGCACATACAGGTGTAGTACCTTTCTTAAAGAAGTTTGAAGCAACCGTAAAATCTTGTACACAAAACGGTGTAAGAGGTGGTTGTGCTACGGTACACTTTCCTATCTGGCATAAAGAGATAGAAGATATTATTGTTTTAAAGAACAACAAAGGTAGTGAAGATAATAGAGTTAGAAAATTAGATTACTCAATTCAGTTATCAAAACTATTCTATGAAAGATTTATTAATGATGAAGAGATTACTTTATTCTCTCCACACGAAGTACCTGGTCTATATGACGCTTTCGGTACAGATAAGTTTGATGAACTATATTGTAAGTATGAGAAAGATACAAAGATATATCGTAAGAGAGTATCAGCACAAAGATTGATGATGGACTTATTAAAAGAAAGAGCAGAAACTGGTCGTATGTATATTATGAATATTGACCACGCTAATTCTCACTCTTCTTTTAAAGACAAAGTTAATATGTCAAACTTATGTCAGGAGATTACATTACCTACAGACCCTATTGAACATATAGATGGTGATGGTGAAATTGCATTATGTATTTTAAGTGCAATCAATGTAGGAGTATTAAAGAATTTAGATGAACTAGAAAGTCTATGTGATTTATCAGTAAGAGCGTTAGATGAGATTATTGACCATCAACAATATCCAGTTAGAGCTGCTGAAATATCTACAAAGGCAAGAAGAAGTTTAGGTATCGGTTATATCGGACTTGCACATTATCTGGCGAAGAAAGGTTATACTTACGAACAGAAAATGGCGTGGAAAGAAGTTGATAAATTAACTGAAGCGTTCCAGTATTACCTGTTAAGAGCAAGTAATGAACTTGCAAAAGAAAAAACAAAGTGTGATTACTTTGACAGGACAAAATATTCAGATGGTATCTTACCTATTGATACTTACAAAAAAGAAGTTGATGAGATTGTAAATCGTAAATTCAGCTTTGATTGGGAGTTATTAAGAAAAGATATAATGCAGTATGGGCTAAGACACAGCACTCTCTCCGCTCAAATGCCTTCTGAATCCTCTAGTGTGGTTTCAAATGCTACAAACGGCATTGAACCACCTAGAGACTATCTTTCAGTTAAGAAGAGTAAGAAAGGTACATTGAAACAAGTAGTACCTGATTATGCAAGACTAAAGAATTTTTATAGTTTACTATGGGATATGAAGAGTAATGAAGGTTATATAAATATCGTTGCAGTTATGCAGAAATATTTTGACCAAGGTATCTCTGGTAACTGGAGTTATAATCCAGAACTATTTGAAGAGAACCAAGTACCTGTGTCTGCTATGGCACAAGACTTGTTAAACACTTATAAGTATGGTTGGAAGACTTCTTATTATCAAAACACTTATGATGGTAAGAAAGAAGACGAACCAATGCACCCAATGACTTATGATGAACAAGTCGTAGGTAGTGTAAATTTACAACCAGAACAAAAAAAGAATGTGTTGATAGACACACAAACAGAAGTTAATGTTCCTGTCGTAGAAGATGATGGTGAATGTGAGGCTTGCAACATATAAAGAGGATAAAGAGTTGAGTAATACGGTTTTTAATAAAGGAAAAGAAATAGACTACACTAAACAACCTATGTTTTTTGGTGAAGACTTACAGGTACAAAGATACGACAATATGAAGTATCCTATATTTGATAAGTTAACACAACAACAATTAGGTTTCTTCTGGAGACCAGAAGAAGTATCATTACAGAAAGACAGGTCTGATTGGTCAGTATTAAGACCAGAACAGAAGTTTATCTTTACATCTAATCTAAAGTATCAAACTATGTTAGATAGTGTACAAGGTAGAGGTCCGTGTCTTGCTTTCTTACCTTTTGTATCATTACCAGAATTAGAAGGTTGTATTGTAACCTGGGACTTTATGGAAACAATTCATAGTAGAAGTTATACATACATCATTAAGAACTTATATTCAGACCCAGCAGAAGTATTTGATACTATTATATCAGATGAGAAGATTGAGAGAAGAAGTAAATCTGTTACCAGTCATTATGATGAACTGATTAATACAGGTATGAAACATCAATTAGGACAAAAGATTGATGAATACGATTTAAAAGAAAAGTTATGGCGTACATTAGTTACCGTAAACATACTAGAAGGTTTAAGATTTTATGTATCTTTTGCTTGTAGTTTTGCTTTTGGTGAATTAAAACTAATGGAAGGTAGTGCGAAGATTATATCGTTTATTGCGAGAGACGAAAGCCAACACCTTGCTGTATCACAAAGAATTATTAATAACTATCGTGGACCAGAGAACGATAAAGTTATGAATAAGGTTATTAAGAACAATGAGAAATATGTTGAACAACTATACAAAGACGCAGTAGCAGAAGAGAAGCGTTGGGCAACACATTTATTCAGTAAAGGTTCAATGGTTGGACTTTCTGAAAAACTATTACACAATTATGTGGAATGGACAGCAAACAAAAGAATGAAAGCTATTGGTATGAAACCTATCTATGACCAAGGTAATACAAATCCTTTACCTTGGACTGAACACTGGTTCAATAGCAGAAGTTTACAAAATGCACCACAAGAAACTGAAATAGAAAGTTATGTTATTGGTGGTATTAAACAGGATGTAGAAAAAGACCAGTTTAAGAAATTCAAATTATAATGGAAAAGAAAAAGTACGAATGTCCTCATTGCGAAGAGGAGTTTATTATTTCGTGGAAAAATGAAGAATTAGAACCAATGACCTGTCCGTTTTGTGGCGGTTCAATAGATGAACCGGTTGATGATTATTTACCAGAGGATACCACAGATGACGAAGATACTTGGAATTGATTATTCTTTAACCTGTCCTGCCGTATGTGTTATGGACGGACAACCTATTATAGACGACCCCTTACAGAATTGTAAGTTTTATTATTTAACTACGGTGAGAAAGTACGAAGGCGTGTTTGCAGATGGTATGATTATTGGTCGTACAATGCCAGAATGGAAACACGAACAAGAAAGACACGATAAGATTTCTGATTTTGTTTTTAAATCAGTTATAGGTAATACTATAAACCCATATGTTTTTATAGAAGATTACTCTTTTGGTAGTAAAGGAAGAGTATTCAATCTTGCTGAAAATACAGGACTATTGAAACATAAACTATATACAAAAGGTATACGATTTGAAACACTTGTTCCATCTGTAGTTAAGAAGTTAGCAACTGGTAAAGGTAATGCTGACAAAGAGAAGATGTACGATAAGTTTTATGAAGAGACTGGAGTTAATCTAATGGAAGCATTAGACCAGCAAACTCTCAAAAATCCTGTTACCGACATTGTAGATAGTTATTACATAGCGAGAGCAGGATATGAAACATTTATGGATAAAGATTAAGAACAAAGATAGATGGATAGGACTAGCAATCGCTGTATCCTCCGTTTATATTCTATCTGAAGCAAATGTCAATACACAATGGATAGGTTGGTTCCTTTCAATTATAGCGTGTATGATGTGGGTCTACTTCGGATATAGAGATAAAGACTACCCTAGAGCTTTGATGGAATTGATGTATTTACTACTATCAATGAGAGCAATGTACAACTGGCTCATCTAAAAACCCCCTAAAATCAACGAAAAATAGTGCAAAAAAGTGCTTGACAACGCTTAAAAAGTGTGGTATTATGTATGTATGATGAATAAAAACACTATGCAAAACACACTAAAATGGTTAGGAACCTTCACTTTGATACTTGGAACAGGTATTAACTCACTTGGAATATACCCTTTAGGCCCTCTAGTAATGGTGCTAGGAGGGTTGATTTGGTGTATCGTAGGTATTATGTGGAAAGAAATGTCTCTAATAATCACAAATTTGACACTTTCCTTGGTTTCTATAGTCGGAATATGTTATACAATGGGGTATTTTTCTTAATATTATGCTCACTTTTTGCTTGACAATATCCACAGATATGATACTATTAAGTATGAATTTAATTAATAACACACTAAAAGGAGGACAACACTATGTCTAAAACTATGCAATGGGCTTGGGATACAGCCGAAAAAGAAGTTGATAATCTAATCAACAAAATGAAAGACGGTCAATTTGATTGGGATACTTGTAAGAGTAAAATCTTATCAGTACAGAATGTCGGATTATGTGGCATTGACGAAAACAATGTTGACGAAGTAATGAGTATTGAAAACTAATATGATTACTTCATTTTTTATTTTAATGTTTACAATGATTACAACAATAATAATATTGAGAAAGGTACTATCGTAATGACAAAAGCACTTGAAGGAATTAACTTTGAAGGAAAACCAATATCTGAATATATTGATGGCAAGACTTTCAATGTATGTTATTTAAGAGAATATATGGATCCTGAACATCAAGGTGAATTCTTTTATGCTTATGAAACGGTTTACAGAAATGTACCTAACAAGTATAAACATATTTTTACAGATAAAGTAAAACTAAAAATTGTAAAATTCCTTGATTGGAATTACAAAGAAACAGCAACCAACTTTGCTAAAGTCTCAAAGGTAGAGTTGATTAATGAAAACCAATACTATCAAACATATGAAGATGTATTCGGTGATACGGCTGCAGGAGACAAATCTATGTTCAACGATTATGGTCAATCTTATGATAGACAAGGTTTCAGAAAAGACTTTAATCCTGAACTAACATTAACAAGAAATCCTATCAGAAGAAAATTGAAAACAAATTAGGAGTATATTATGATAATAAATGTAGGTGATACAATCAAAGCAAATCACGGAAGAACAGGCGAGATAATCAATATCGGTATCGCAACAGAAACAACTGATATTGCGGCTGAGAACGACACAAGTTTGAATGCCCAAACATATGATACAGATTTAAACTATACAGGTGCCATTACCTTTACGAATGAGAACGGTGGTACTTACTGGTGTTATTTTAGTCAGATTGAAGACAACCTGACCGAGAGAAATAAAAGTGATATAGATATTAGTATCAATTTAGAAAACGAAATGGTAAAAGGGAAGTAAGAAGATGATTGATGTATTAACGGTCATTGAAGAACTGAAAGACATAAAGGCTCAACTTGTTAGTGGCAATACACCAATGGCCATTAAGAAGATTGATGAAGGGATTGCATATAGAGAAAAAGAAGTCGCAGACTTTGAAAAGGAATATGCACCCAAAGATAATATTAATAAGATACCAATGGGTGATTTAGCAAATGACCCATTTGACATAACAGGACAAGGAGTTTAATATGATGTCAGAAGGATTATTCGGAGTTATTCTATTATCAATAGCAGGAGGTGCTTTTGTTTATTGTTTGATAGAATTAAATAGTTGTAAAGATATTTGCAACAAATTAATGAGAAACATTAAAACTTATATTAAGAAGTCTGAACAATTAGAGTTGCCTTTGAAGATGAAAAAGCAACCACCTAAATATTTGTCAGGCAAAACTAAAAAGAAGAAAAGTGCAAAAAAGACTAAAAAATAGTATGAGCAATGTATCAAGGGAGCTCCCTAAACCCTACACAGCGCCCTCTAAACCCGCCGTTTTTCCTAAAAATAGTGTAAAATGTGGGTTTATTGGCTGCTTGACAATATTAGGGCAGTATGTTAATATTAACAATAATAATGAGAGAGAGGTATAATATATGAGCTTTACTTACACAAAAGAAATGATGTTTAGTGAGTTTAAGACGGCGACAATAAAAGACCAAAAAGGTAAGAAAGAGAAATACGACAATCGTATTCAGTTTCTTAAAGAAATGAAATCTTTGAAGAAAGAACATCCATCTTCAATGAGAAATATTAGTATCACTCAAAGACAATTTGACAATCTGATACTGGCGTGGTCAGCACCAAATCCAAGAGACCATTTTTATATGAAAGTATTTGGCAAGACCTATGCAGAACAAAAAGCAGCTGAAAGCAAAGCATATGGCAAAGACAAAGAAGAATTACTTAACTAGAGAAATGAGAAACGAGATAGCAAGAGAAAAACATAAGAAGTGGCTCAAGTCTATCGGTGTTAAGTTAGATAGTAAAGGCAATGTGATTAACGAGTTTAAAGGTTATCCATTTCCTGACTATTCAGTAAGACCTTCAATACCTTGTAGTAATAATATAATTGCAGGTGCTACCAAGAGAGAGGTATTGAAACCTAAACTACCTGCTGGTAAAACAATCAGTATTGCATACAACAAAGGTAATTATCAAGTTGTAGACATTGCTGATATAACAACAATGGGAAGGAAAGTATGAACAAGATACTTATATTATGTGTAATAGTGCTTGGCGTTATGATGACAAGTGTTGTTGCAGAAGAACAGAAGACCTATACATTTACGGAAGTGAAAACAGCAGTTTTCAATGTTCCTGGTAATGTACACAACTTTTTGACAAGTGAAGTTGAGAAGACAAAAGCTTATCAAAAAGAATCTTGGGCAGATATGAAGAAACAAACTGCTCAAAATTGGGCACAATTGAAATCGTTATTTACAAAGAAGAACTAATGGGTGATTTTCATTTAACTTCAAATAATGATGGTACTTTTCTTATCAGACCTGTAAGCGCTAGAGCTGAGGTCTGGTGGAAAGCTGCTGAAATGAGAGAGAAGTATGTTGTAGATAATACTCACAACGACTTCTGTATTATATTAACTGAAAACCAAAGAAAGGTATGTGATGAAATTAGAAAAAATAATTTTGATTTTACTAATTAGTGTTTCATTAAGTGCCTGTGGTGCGACCGGTAAGAAGATAGATGGTTCACATATTCAAGTACAAAATTCAGATGTGAATAATACTACAGGATTTAAATTCAATAGAAGTCATTTTGGTGCTGCCGTTGGTGCAACAACAGGTGCTATGACTTGTGTAGAAATGATTGGTTCTGACCCATACATTGCGGCCGCTTGTGCTGTAGTTGGTGCCTTTGCAGGTGCTGAACTTATGTATGATAGTGATTACGACTTACATCAAGCAGTATTTGTAGACCACTTAAACAACGGTCCTGGTTCAGCAAGTTATACGAACTGGTTAAATAGTAAGACAGGTAGTAATGGCACTATTAAGATTAATAGAAGTTATAGTCAAGGTCCTATTATCTGTAAAGAGTATGAAAGTAGTTTTAATATAAAGAACAAATGGCCTGTAGTTGGTATCTCAAACAATGATATTGATACAAGGTTCGGAGTTGTATGCCAAATGCCTGATGGCAGATGGGTTGAGAAAGGTATGATTAGATAATGACACCTATGAGAATAACATTTTATATGGGATTGATTGCTCTAGTCTGTATATGTACAAACATTGCATATGGACAAGAGATTATGCCTAAACCTATTACTTACAAAGAAGAGAGCAAGGTAAATTCTGCTCCTGTAAGCGAAGTATACATAAGTGAGATACACGAAAAGGTCAACAAGAAGTTGAAGTTGATGGAAGAGAATGAAAAGAATGGTGTATTACATACAAAAGTTTTAGATAGATTTGAAAGAGACGGTCAATGGTGTTTCATTAAGATTGTCATAAAAGAACTAGATGATAAGACTATTGTAAAAGAAGAGATAATGGAATGTGCTGATACTGAACACGGTAAAACAGACAAAGAAAGAATTAAGGAACTGGAGAAGATGATAGAGTTAGAGAAAGCAAAGAAACCTGGTTATTGGGAACTATTTGCTGCCTTCTATTATAAAGACTTAAATGCTCCAGAATATTGTAGGTTATATTCACAACCTACACACGCTTTTAAATCCTTCGGAAGAGCGTGTTTAACAAACGAAGGTACTTGGGAGAGAAAATAATGATTAAAAATATAATCATATTAGGTCTCCTTTTTATGTTAATAACAGGTGTAAGTACAACGGAAGTTGTTGCTTATGTAGAAGATAACCAGCTTATTGACAAGTTGAGTGAAATGTTATATAATGTAGTTAGGAGTGTGAAAAACAATGTATAAAAACATAGTAAAACTAGGATTGTTAGGCGTCCTAATCATTGGCCTAAATGCTTGTTCGTCAAAGACTTATAAGATTAAGCAAGAGACAGACAAGTTAGTTAACGAAGTGCCGTCTTGGTATATGGCAGACTTTGATAATGCTAAACATTGCGATATATCAATGTGGGCAAACAATGGTGTTATCAAAACAGATGATGATGACAAGACTTGCATATTTGGTGTTGGTACTAGTGTATCACCATCATTAGAACTTGCGATTGAGAAAGCGAAGTTGATTGCGAAAGCAGAAATGGCTGATATTGTTGCAGGTGAAATGAACAAGAAGGCGAAAATCTTTGTAACCGAGATAGGTAAAACAAATGTTAAGACCGTGGTTACAGAAGTAGAAACAGCGATGGTAAATGTCATTGCGAATACACCAGTGAGAGGATATGAAATCTTTGCACAAGAGGTAACTAGAACGAAGAACGGTTACTATAGAGCGTGGATAGGTTTAAGACTACCACTTGGTGAGTTTAATAAGATGTACGATTACACAATTGCAGAAATTGTTGATAGTCATAAACTTAAACTAAAAGCTGCTGAAGCCTTCAAAAGTGTTGAAGACACAGCAAAAGAGAAAAAAGATGGCAAAAGCGAATAATATAATCGTATACACAAAAGACAATTGTCCATTTTGTGTTAAGGCAAAGGCCTTGTTAAAAGGCCTTGGCTTCTCTTATAAAGAAAAGAACTTGAAAGAGTTTGAAAGTCCACAGGCAATGATTGAAGACATTGGTAAGAATGTAAGGTCAATGCCACAAATTAAAATAGATGATGAACTTGTTGGTGGATACAATCAGTTAATTGAGTATTACAACAAACAAGGTCTCGTTGATTTCAAAGGAAATAAGATATAGTGTCAGATGAACCTAAAAAACCATACGAGAATGTTATTTTGTTTCCTGAAAACAAGATAGCAAAGAAACCTCAACCAGTAGACCCGAAAGCACAAGAGAAGATGAGAGACTATCAGGCTGCTAAATTTGTAGAGACTTCTACAGATGATATTGGTTTAGATTTGATTAGAAGATTTGTACAAATGGGACTTGATACTAAACAAGATGTATTCACAAAAGACCTTGCAATGACAATGGATGCTGTCAGAGGTCTTTTGTACAGACAATTTAAATTGAAACACCCTATACAAAAGGTGATTGACCAGGCAGTAAAATTAAAGATGAATAAGAAAGGTGTTGTAACCGCTCGTATTGAATATGCGAATATGACAGATGAAAGCGAAGCGACAACGAAACCTTTAAACAAAGAAGTATCAGATGAACTAAACGAAAGAAACAATGGTATGTTTATGTTCACAGAAGATTTTGAATTCAGACCAGACTTCAATCCAGATGATGATGATGATGGTTATGATGGTCCGCCAAGTGATACGGACAAATAGAATTTGACTATGGAAAACCATTATAATGCGATTGACCATAGCAAGTTGTCAGACAAGACATTAAAATCAAACTTGAAAAGGAGGTTAAACAATAATGTTTAATTTTTTTAAATTATCTAAAGGAGATAAAACTATGGCTAGAACAAAGCTAACTAAAACTGAAAAAGTAAGAAATCTTTTTCAAACAGGTACAGATGTTTCTTGGAAAACTTTGAGAAACAAATTTGACCTAACATCACCAGCTGCAATGGTTGGTAAATTGAGAAACGAAGGTTTAATGATTTACGAAAATAAATCATCTAAAGGTGTTTCTTATAGAGTTGGTACACCATCAAAAGCGATTATCGCTGCTGGTATCAACAAAGTGTTTGGTAAACAAGTAGCTTACTCAGCATAATTGAACTCACAGGTGAAAGCGAGAGTGGAAACCTAGAGTATATTGAGGCGAGGAAAGCGAGAGTGGAACTCGCCTCTTTATTTAACTAATATAGAAAGTGTTTATGAGTGATAAAGATATTGATTTAGGTATGAACCACGGTCCAGATACAGACGACCACGATAAAACATATGAGAATGAACAATCAATGGTTACTATACCTTTAAGAGATTATGATAGATTGAAAGACCAAGAAAAATATATTACAGACCCTAACTTGATTGCTAGTATTGACAAGATAGAGTTTTTTGTAAAAGAGTTAAGAAAACATATAGTAAGGAAATTATAATGGCAGGTATAGCAACATTTGGAAATATATTTGACACGAAGAGAACAGGTGTCAGAAAACTAAAGATTAAGATTACAGACGGAAAAGAGTTTACAGAAGAAAAAGAAGGTTTGTCTTTTAAGAAGATATTTAAATCTGTACAATCATCAGCACCGAAAGGTACTAGTGAATTGAGAGTTGAATATAAGAATAGAAAAGGCACATTGATTGACCGATGGGTAAAAGTACCTATGGGTAGACATAAAAAGATTGGGAGATAAATTTGATTATAGTTGATATGCACCAAGTGTTAATCAGTAATCTGATGGCACAAATGGCAAAAGTATCATACCAGAAAGGAAGTCAACCTGGTCTAGCCAACAAAGAAATGGTTAGATATATGGTTTGTAATTCACTTAAAGGTTATATCAGAAAGTTTGGTAACGAATACGGAAAAGATTTAGTACTTGCTTGTGATAGTGCAGACCCTTGGAGAAGAGAGTTTTTTCCTCAATACAAGGCAAGTAGAAAGACAAGTAGAGAAGAAAGTACAAACAATTGGGACCATCTATTTAATCTGATATGGGAAATCAAAGAAGAGATTAAGGAGAACTTTCCTTATAAAGTCATTGCGATTGATAATGCAGAAGCAGACGACATAATTGCAACTATCATCAAAATGCAGACGGAAGAAAAGTATCTAATTATATCAGGCGATAAAGACTTCAAACAACTACAGAAGTATAGTAATGTAAGTCAATATAGTCCGATACAAAAGGTAATGGTAGTAGAAGATAATCCCATTAGGTACTTACACGAACAGATTATCAAAGGAGACAGGTCAGACGGTATACCTAATATCTTATCGCCAGATGATGTCTTTATTACCAAGACTAAACAAAGTCCTATTACAAAGAAGAAACTAGCAGAATGGTCAGAAGTTGATGATATTCCACTAGGTTCAGAAACAAAGAAATACTACAATAGGAATAAGAAACTGATAGATTTAGAGCAGATTCCAAACGCTCTGGTAGAATCTATTATAAATAGCTTTAAACAATACGAAGTACCTAATAGGTCCAAACTATTACCGTACTTTATTGATAACAAACTGAAATCGTTGATTGAACATATTAATGATTTTTAATATTGCAATATTAAGAGGATAATGAAATGGCTGAACAAAATAGTAATCTAGTTAACAATAGTTTGAGGCAGGCAGCGATGTCTTCTTCATCTATGGCTCTCACATTCCACGAAATACTAACCAAAGTAAATAACGCTAAAGACAAGGCAAAGAAGATGGAAGTCTTACGCCAGTATGATACACAGGCATTAAGACAAATTCTTAAAGGTGCGTTTGACCCTCGTATAGAATGGGACTTACCGAAAGGTACACCACCATATATAGAGAACGAAGCGCCTGTAGGAACTGAACACACTTACCTTGAAACTGAAGCAAAGAGACTTTGGCATTTTGTGAAAGGTGCAGACCAAAATCTATCCAAGGTAAAGAAAGAAACACTTTTCATACAAATTTTAGAAGGTTTACACGCTGACGAAGCAAAACTGCTTATCGGTGTAAAAGAGAAGAAGTTAAACAATGTATATAAAGGTCTTACAGCGGCTCTAATCAAAGAGGCGTTTGGGTGGAATGAAGATTTTGTTAAATTAGAGGCATAATACAACTCACGGTTTCGGGTATTTCCCTGTAAAAATACCCACTTTTCCCCCAAAATAAAGGCATTTTTTGCTTGACAAAGCTTCTTGGAAGTGATACTATAAATATATTAATGATAACGAAAGGTATATAATGTATAATTTGATAAAAGAAACAATATCATTGTTAGTCTATTTCATAGTTTTCCTTTGGTTAGTTGGTGTAGGTTTACACTTAACTATGCAAAAGGCAAAAGCAAGTGATTATGCGACAGCGACTGGCGCCCATATAATCACTCAAACGGTTAAAGGTAATATAGACCATAAAGCCGTTATGACTTCTGAAATAGAAAAGATGGCACATACAATGGCCATAGAAATGACTTTTGTATTACAAAAGCATTTACCAAATATTTTAGAAAGTATCGCCGCTGACATAAGAGTTAACGGAATAGATAAAGTATATAAAGATAAACAAACAAAATAAGGAGACTTATGGAGAACTTGATATACTCAATGGCTGATATGGTTTCAGTAATGAAAACTATTATGCCGTTAGAACTTTGGATAATAATACTTGGCGGTATTACATCCTTTTTGATTATGGAGTATAGTGATAGAAAGAGACTACGCCATTTAAGGCAAGAGTTTTTACGAACCAAAATCAAAAGATAAGAGAGAGACAATGCCAAAAGAAACAAAACCTAAATCAGTTAGGTATGCAACTTTAAAGAAGAGAGTTAAGGCGGAATATGAGCATACCAGACAATATAAGACTACTTACAAAGATATTAAGAAAGTCTTTAGTTGGATTAATGACGCTGTATTTGATGGCAAACTTGCACCTTTCAATGAGATTACGATTAAAGATTTGAGACCGATTAAATGTTTTGGTCAGGTTACACAATGGGAGTGGAAAAGAAAAGGCACTCAATCGTTTCACTTGGAAATGTGTGAGAAGTATAGTAATAAAAAAGAATTCATTAGTACATTGGCACACGAAATGGTCCATTTGTATCAAATGAGAAATGCAGGAGATAGTGGTAATCATAATAAGCTGTTCTATTCATTTAAGACCCCTATGAAAAGAGCCGGCATTGATATGATTTAAACTAGAATATATTATGGTGAGAAAAGTGAAAATAAATTATGTAGAAAAAGTCCGTGTTGCAAAGATGTGGGCAAAAAGAATAATCGGTGTATCAATGTTATTTCTTATAACATATGTAATAGGTACATTTAATCCGAACGATTACAAATTAAACAAACTATCAAAAGAGTACGAATACAAATACCTTGAAAAGTTAAAAGAGTTAGATTTACGAGAACCTGAATTTACATATAATAATGATATGCAATTTGTTAGGGCAACTCATAAATGTATTGACTATCATAACTTCACATTGGCAGAAGTGTTTAGAGTACCTTATGAAATGGTGACAGCACAGGCCGCTTTAGAGAGTGGTTGGGGTACGAGTAGATTTGCAAAAGAAGGTAATAACCTTTTTGGTATTAGAGTATTCAATAAAGACTATCCTCATATGCTACCTTTATCACAAAAAGAGTGGAAAGGTTGGGGTGTAAGAATATTCGCTACGAAGTGCGATAGTGTAAAAGAATATATTAGGTTGATGAATGAACACCCAGCCTATGAGAAATTCCGTAAGTTAAGATTAAAACAACTTGCAGAAGACGGCAAAATGGACCCAATTGAATTAGTTAAGACATTGGATAAATTTAGTACAACACCTGATTACGCCCAGCGTGTAATCGTTATAATAAAAAAGATACGAAAACTTGAGGAGAGTAAATAATGAGACCTAATAATTGGGAAGATGAAAGTTATAATAATATTAAGGAAGACAATACACCGTATATGGATCCTTATCTAAAGAATATGATTGAGAAAGCATTTAAAATTTTTGACACATTACGACAAGGTCAACAGAAAGTATATTTTACAGGTTTCTGGCAACCAGATGTAATGAGGTGTTTTCCAGGTAGACAATCTAAAAAGATATTTAAGAAAATGCAGACAGCGTTAAACAGACCAGAACTACAATTCTTTCAAAAGAAGTTAGATGGTGTTGACGGATATGAATATATAGTAAGAAGGAGATAAAATGGGTATATTAGCATTTTTATCAGCATTAAGTATTTCAAGTGTTGCAGCCTTGTATAGTATACTAGGTCTTGCCGCTATCTTTGCAGGTGCGAAGATACCTATTATGATAATGGGTGGTGTACTTGAAGTTGGTAAACTAGTAACCGCTTCTTGGTTGTATCAAAACTGGAAGAATAAAGACTTACCTAAAACAATAAAATATTACTTGACAACTTCTGTAGTTGTGTTAGTATTTGTTACCAGTATGGGTATCTTTGGTTTCTTATCAAAGGCACACCTAGACCAGGTAACTCCGACTTCTAATTATACAAGTAAGATTACATTAATAGACCAGAGAATATTACAAGAAGAACGAGTAATAGAACGAGCAGAAAAAACTTTAGTACAACTAGATAAATCAATTGAAGTGTATTTAGAAAATGAATATGCAACAAGAGGTTTAAGAGAACGAAAGAAACAAAAACCTGAACGAGAAGAATTAAAACTAACAATTGATACTGCTATGAATAACATAGACCAGTTAATGTTAGAGAAGAACACAATAGAATTAAAACAATCAAAGGTAGAGGCAGAAGTAGGTCCTCTTAAATATATTGCAGAATTAATATATGGTGATAATGCAAAAGATTATTTTGACGAAGCAGTAAGGTGGGTTATAATAGTATTGATATTTGTATTTGACCCTCTTGCAGTATTACTATTAATCGCTGCCAACATATCATTAGCACAATGGAACGAAGGTAGAAAAAAGAAAAAACAAGTATCGTTGAGACAACTTGATTTAAAGATTAAGAAAGAGAACGAGAAACATAAAGAAGCAAGTAAACAGATTAAGAACTACAAAGAGTTTTTTACAAAGTTAGCAGGTAAAAATCTAACGAATGAAGACTATGAAAAGTTTTTTAAGATATTAGGTAATAAAGAATTAAGAGAAATGGGTCTGGATCCAGATGAGATTCGTATTAAAATGGACCAGGTATTAGACTGGAATGCTACCGAAGTAGCAGAAGTCGCTGAAAAAGACGACAAAACACTAGTGAAATCAAAGCTTGACAAAGAAGTATAGGAGTGATATAATATGAAGATGATTTACACAAAAAAGAGACAAAATGAACTTGTCGCAAATGCAGAAAAAATGATGAATAATGCACAATCAAAATGGGCAACTATGTTCTGGACTGGTGTCTGGAAACAATTGTGTATTAAGTTTGGAAAGGTACAATAATGAATATATTTGCTTTAGATAAAGACCCTATTGTTGCAGCCAAGATGGCGTGTGATAAACATATTGTAAAGATGATACTAGAGAGTGCTCAAATGTTGTGTACAGCAAAAAGAGTTACCGATGGTACTTTATATATTGACAAAACTAAAAACGGTAGAGATATTAAAAGATGGCGATTGCCAAATACTAACGAAGAGGCAATTATCTACAAAGCAGGTTGGTTAGGTCACCCTAGTACGAAGTGGGTACTAGAAAGTGCATACAACTATGTCTGGTTATACAGACACTTCAAAGCATTGAATGACGAGTTTATGGAAAGATTTCCTAAAAACAAACCATTAGGACATAAATCGTTTCAATTACTAGGTGAGATATTGAAAGACCCACCTAAAAATGCACCTATTAATAAGATAGGTAGTTTACCAACACCAGCAATGCCTGAAGAATGTAAAGTATTCAATGATGGCGTTATTGATGTTGTTGAGAGTTATAGAAAATATTATATTATGAAAAAGAAAGACTTTGCTAGATGGTCACATCCTGGTAAAGCACCAGTATGGTTTACAGAAGGAGTAGCGAATGCTTAATTTAGAGTACGGACTATTATTCTTTTTAATTGGTATGACGGTTACAATAGGTGGTTTCTTTATCGCCTTTCTTGTTGCAAGTCATTATCATAAACCTAAAGTGAATGATACAGAAGAGAATGCTCTTACGGAATATCGTAGAGAGTTTATGAATAAATAAAGAGAAGGAATAAATTATGATGATAGAAACATTAGTAGGTAAAACAATTGTATTTTTAAACAACATACAATTAGCACATTGGCAGACACGAAGTTATAGTGAACACGAAGCACTTGGCGAATACTACACAAAGTTAAATACTTTGAATGATAGATTAGTAGAAACCTATCAAGGTAATAGTAATACAAGAATTCATATTGAAAGCGGACAACACACATTACAAAACTACCAAAGTGTTGCTCATACTATTTCAGAAATCGTACAATACTCACAAGACTTAGCGAAAGCGTCTTATGACTTATCACAAAAGAACGATATGAACCAGTACGAAGACCAGTTATCTATACTTGAAGATATGGCTGAAGCAACTAGTCAAATTCAGTATCATTTAACGCTTAAGTAGTATCACAATGCCGACATATTCATTTAAAAATACTAAAACAGGTGAAGAATTTACTGAATTAATGGGTATTTCTGAAAAAGAGAAGTATCTAAAGAAGAACAAACATATTCAGCAAATGGTTACTTCTATAAATATTATAAGTGGAACAGGATATTCAAGTAGAATTAAAAATGATAGCGGATGGAAAGAACTACAATCAAAAATTGCCGAACGCAATCCAGGCTCAGCGTTTGCACAAAAGCACGGCAAAAGGTCTATAAAGGACATCAAAACTAGACAAGTCTTACAAAAACATAAAATATTACCGAAAGATTAAATGAAACATATTTCTATATTGATACTATTCTTATCCACAGCCGGTTGTAGTGCTAACTTTTCAGGACTATTTACGGTAGGTGGTATGACGAGTGCCGCTATAAGTAAAAATAATGTGAGTATGGCGTATAGTGCTATAGATTTAGGTGTACAAGCAAAAACAAAGAAACCTATTAGAGAACACGCTTTAACACACTTTACAGAATTAACGGAGGAAGAAGATGAGTAGAGATATACCTGATTATATGAGAGGGTTTGATTTAAATGATGATACTTGGGGTGTCGGACCATCGGTTGCGGAAGTACCGAAGTCACCATCAATTGACCCGAAAAAAATAGATAGTCAATCTGCTGAACTATCTACTATTAAAAATGATGTATCAGACATTAAGTCAGCGATGAATGAGATAATGCAGATAGTTGCTGAAAAAGATACAATAACAAAAGAAATCACAGATGAGGACACACAAAAACGATTTAAAGAAATAGAAAAAATCATTTTACCTTTTCTGTATAATCTATCTAAAACGGAGGAACCGTATATCCACTGGCCGAATAGAGGACCTATTATTAAGGCACAGATTGAGAAGATACTAAAACTAACAAGGGGGTAATTTATGTCCAGTAAAATGGCACACAAAGAACTGAAAAAGGAAGTGAATGTATTAGAACAAGTAAGGAAGAATGATAGAAGTTTTGAGAGTTGGAAACAACTTAAAGAAAAGAAGAAACTTAAACTAAAGGCAAAGGAAAAACTAAATGAAATTAAGTAAAAATTTTAGTCTGAAGGAACTAACTGCTTCGCAAACAGCGGAACGGAAAGGTATTAACAATAATCCTAATGACGACCATATTACTAATATGCAAAAGTTAGCTGAGAATATCCTACAGCCGGTAAGAGACCATTATGCTACACCTGTAACCGTATCAAGCGGCTTCAGAAGTGAAGAGTTATGTCTTGCAATCGGAAGTAGTGCAAATTCACAGCACGCTAAAGGGCAAGCCGCGGATTTTGAAATCTTTGGTGTGCCGAACGCAGAATTAGCAAAATGGATTGCTGAGAATTTAGACTTTGACCAGCTGATATTAGAGTACCATAAGACAGATGAACCTAATAGTGGTTGGATCCATTGCTCATACAAGTCACCTACAGATAATAGGAAACAGACTTTAAGAGCATTTAGGAATGACCAAGGTAAGACGCAATACGAAGAATACAAGCCAGAGTGAGCGCTCGGCGAGTTTTCTAAAGACGATATTAATAATATGTACATTAAAGGCTAGGTGCTTGACAAATGTATCGTGTGATGATATAATGAAAGACAATTAAACATAAGGAACAATATAATGGCTAAAGAATTTAAGTTTGTTGAGTTGAATAAAGACTTACTGCCTAAAACAAAAGGCAAAAGACAAGACGGTATCCGTTTTTACGAAGTAGACGGACATAACTATCCTTCTGTAACCTCAATTCTAGGTATCAGAAAAACAGAAGGTCTAAAGAAATGGCGAGAGAGTATTGGCGAGAATGTCGCTAACTTTGAAATGCGAAGAGCAGCCTCTCGTGGTAAAGCAACTCACAATCTAGTAGAGAATTATCTTAAAGGTGAAGCACCGAGTGAAAGAGGTGTATTACCTCTAGGTCTATTCAGGTTGATGAAACCATACCTTGACAATATTGGTGATGTACACCTTGTTGAAGAGATAATGTATTCAAAAGAATTAACACTTGCCGGTCAGGTAGATTGTGTCGCACAATATAGAGACAAATTGTCCGTTATTGATTTCAAAACAGCGAACAAAGAAAAGATTGAAGAGTGGGTAGACAATTACTTCTTACAAACTACTGCTTATGCAATAATGTATGAGGAGATATTCAAAAAACCGATAGAACAAATTGTCGTACTTATCGCAGGTGAAGATGGTTCTATGCAAGAATGGGTTAAGAATCCACAAGATTACAAACCTGAACTAAAAAAATCTATTGAAAACTTTTATAAATATTACGAGAATAAAAAGTTAGAAACAGACAAACAGACAGCATAGATTAAGAAGGTGATTTGATGTCCTTTCTACTTTAACGAAAAGGACAAAATGAAAAAACTACTAATCTTTGTTATGTTATTGATGACAAGTTTAGTATATGCAGACCATAGAGAAGATATATTTTATTCATCACAGGTACCAATGTTGTGTACAAGTGCTCCTCAAATGAACGAGTTTTTGGACCACAACAATATGAAACCATTAAGTATTGGTTTCGGTCGTAATCAAGGAACGCCTGATGGTGATATAGTATATGCCATAACTCACTGGTACAATGCAGAAGATGATATGTTTATGGCAGTAATAGAAACACCAGCACAAGGTGAGAAATGTATTGTGTATGGAATATATAATTACAAGGAAGTAAATGAAAAAAATAATTAGTATTATATTTTTAGCAGGACTATTAAGTGCGTGTGCTATCAATGAACCTAGAGTTTCTTTTGGTAAGAAATGTGTAGAGAAAGACAACAATGTTGTTTACTCATATGTTTGGTTATACGATAAAGAAGCAGGTTTAAATGCAAACGAGAAGACTTGCGAAAAAATTAAAAAAGATTAATCGTTGATGGTGGTGTAATAACCGGACTGGACTCGGGTGCAACTCCCGACACCTCCACCATAAACACATTAGTATAAGGAGATATGCTATGTTAAAATATTTTTTATATTTGTGGAAGAAGAATATGTGCCACATTAATAGAGACTTATCAAAACATAGACTTCATACAACAAAGTATGAAGACCTTTGTATGTAATGTTTTTATGGGGGGTGTGTTAGGATTGACAGACGACTAAAGACCTTCGGAGATTGATAGTTGGCGAACTTAAACGCAATTTTAAATGGCAACAATAATTTTGCCCTTGCTGCCTAGTTAATAGGTAACGGAGTTAGTGAAGTACTTGGCAACAGAAACTTCACATTTTCTATAGGAGAAAGAAAATGGACACGGTTTATCTAATAGTGGCGATGTTATTGAACATAGAAACAGGTATCGTAGAACCTCGCCATCACGCAGCTTACAAATTTGATACACTACCAGAATGTATGGCATTTGTCAATAGTCAATATGACGGCCTATATGGTGGTCTTGTATATAAACTACAAGAAGAAAATAAGACAATGGTACAAATAATCAATATAGGTTGTGCTGAAATGTCTGAACAAGACGCAAAAGAATTTATGGATAAGCACGAAGTTAACCCTGGCGTAGGTGCTTGACAAACTAACTATAACCTGATATAGTAAGAGAATGAATAGTAAACAATTTAGTTTAGAAATAGAAAACTACAAGAAAGAACATAAAGGCATATCTTATATGGATGCCATTGTTCATTATTGTGAAGAGAGAAGTATTGATACGGCAACGGTCGGTCCTTTAATTAACAAGGCTTTAAAAGAAAAGGTTGCTTTAGAGTGTCAGAAATTAAATCTGTTACCTAAAACAAGCGAGTTGCCTATATAATGTATGGAGGATTTGATGTATTTAAAATCTGGTTGGGAATAAAATTACACTTCACAACAGATACTTACGATTATATTACCTATGGTGGTAAAGTTAATTGTAAGATAGAGACTTTTACAAAACGAAATGATAGGTACTTCTTTCATAAACTTTCTAAAAAATATAACGCAGAAGAAGCAGTTGATTTCTTTGTGGCAAACTTTTTGCATAAAGACAAAGCCTGGATTGGAAATCTTGCTAAGTCTGATGGCGCTGATATATACTTGGATTACAAGAAGCGTAAAGATAGTTTTACTTATCAGTTTAGGAATGAGTGTAATAGTATTAGGGTTAATATGGATAATAAGCGCCTGTCTTTTGATGACCTTTTTATGGTTAATGGAGGTCAACATCCAATCTTTTTCAAACTTCTACTATCTAAACAAATATGTTATGAAACTCTTGTGGTCTTTGAAGAGTTATTGGGATTCATTAGAAGATGGGATAAAGAGATTGAGGAAAAAGTAGTATGGCCAGTATATGCAAAACGAATAAAGAAGTTTACGCCATTTTTACGATACAATAGAACAGAAACTAAATTGATTATGAAAGAGATTTTTAATTGAGTATGACAGAATACAAAAAGAAACTTGATGATAAGATTAAAGAATTAAATAGTACCAGAGTTTTTAAGAAGATAACACCTAAAGGTGATTTATCTTGGTACATTAAATGGATTTCTAGTGTTATTATTCTCACTGGAATGGTGTTGACATCAATACCTATATCGCCTATGAACCTATATTTTCACTTTACAGGTGTTGTAGGTTGGTTTATAGTAGGTATGTTGTGGCACGATAGGGCACTTATAATGTTAAATGCAGTAGCAGCTGTGATATTTGCTACAGGCATATTAAATTCATACATAGGTGCTTGACAAAAGAATAAAAAGGTGTTATATTAGATACAATGTTTGACAGATTTATATATTTGACATTAGACAAAATTGTTAATCTTTGTGAAAAGGCAAAGACTTTCATTAGAGAAAGGAAGTTGCCTAAAGAGTGCAAAGAAGATTGGCAAAAAGGTTATACAAAATGGAAACAGCAAAATGAACACAAAAATGCTGATGATTGTCAGTAGAAAATGTATAAATAGTAGCATATATAATAATATATACAAAACATACAATAATACAAATACGAAATACATACAAGGAGAAAAATTATGGATTTTGAAAGTCTAAAAAATAGTCAAAGCAACTTTGACAAATTGACAAAACAAATAGAAGCAAACCTCAATCCTGAGGATGCTGCTAAAACTAAAAACAAATACCAAGACGACAGATTGTGGAAACCTGAACTAGATAAAACTGGTAATGGTTATGCTGTGCTAAGGTTCTTACCTGCCCCACAGAAAGAAGAAATGCCGTGGGCTAGAGTATGGTCTCACGCTTTCCAAGGTCCTGGCGGATGGTATATTGAGAACTCTCTAACTACACTTGGTCAAAAGGATCCTGTGTCAGAAGAGAATACTATATTATGGAACTCTGGTGTTGATAGTGATAAAGAAATCGCTAGAAAACGAAAGAGAAAACTATCGTACTACTCAAACATCTATGTTGTGAGTGACCCAAAGCATCCTGAAAACGAAGGCAAAGTTTTCTTATTTAAATTCGGTAAAAAGATTTTTGATAAGATTACAGAAGCAATGCAGCCAGCGTTTGAAGATGAAAAACCTATTAACCCATTTGATTTCTGGACAGGTGCAAACTTTAAACTGAAAATCAGAAAAGTTGATGGTTTCTGGAATTACGATAAATCTGAATTTGAGGCTGTTAGTCCAATCAGTACCGATGATGAAGCAATCAAAGGTATTTGGAACAAACAATATCCTCTGAAGCCATTCCTAGAAGCGGCGAATTTTAAATCTTATGACGAACTTAAAGAGAAGTTTAATCGTGTGATTGCCGGTTCAAAGAATACCGAGACTGCTAGTGAAATAGACCTCCCACCTACGACTGGCGGTGTGGCAGCTGCAACAGCAACTGCTTCGGTTCAAAGTAATGAGGCGTCTGGCGTTGAAGATGATGATACATTATCTTACTTTTCAAAACTCGCTGAAGACGAATAATCTCTCTCTTTCCTACATTACTTTAAAAGCAAAGGGTACCTTTTACGGTACCCTTTGTCATTTCTATTATAAATATATGTGTTATGGCAATATCTATATTTGACCCAATTGTACAAAAACAAGGAGACACCAGAAAGTCTGGTGCTTGGTATCGTAAGGCTGTCAGCAGTATAGCTGATAAATCGCAGGCAAGAGCATTAATGAGAGCAGGCCAACTAATTAGTAGACCTTCTCAAGGACGATTGAACTTATTTTTTTATGACCCGAAATTTAAACGAACACTACCTTATTACGACACATTCCCATTAGTATTACCATTAGAACCGATTAAAGGTGGATTTATTGGAATGAATTTTCATTATCTACCTCCTGCAATGAGATTTACTCTACTCGCAAGAATGGATAAATTCTTATCCGGTGATATGATAAGACCTAACACGAAATACGAAGTATCCTATGATAGTGTGAAGAACATACCTATGGTTAAACCAACTCTTCATAAATATCTTTATAGTAATGTACGAAGTCAGTTTTTGCGTATTAATGCGTCTGAAGCTGCAATAGCAGTATACTTGCCAGTACAACAATTTAGAAAACAACCAGCGACTACCGTTTGGCGTAGAAGCAGAAATTAGTAGAGGACTTTTATGATGAATAAGAGTAATAAGGTAAATGGCAAGAAGAACTTTTTGGCGAGTATGTGTCGTCAAGTTGAGAATGTTGTGGTGCGATATTAGAGGTCATCACGGACATAAGTGGGATTACGAACCTGGAGATTATTATTTAGGAATGCGTAAATCAAAATATTGGAATAGTAAACACAAATAGAGAGAAACAGATATGGCAATTTTAAGAGGCGGAAAAAGAATTGGTGGTATGGATATCAGATTAGGTATTCCTAGAGACCGTGCCTTTGACAATATCAACCGAGACCCGAAGTTAAAACAAAGGGTAGGTGCAAACCCAGCGACAACAATAGGTAGATACCAATCCTATGTAAATGAAGCAGAAGGTTTTGCTCGTAAGGCTAGATATTATGTCGTCTTTGAATTACCAACTGGTGGTAAGATTGCAGGTGCAATGGACTTTGGTGGTTCAGTACCTGGTGGTGATGGTATGGTACACGGTAGTGATATAAGAAGATACTCAAACGAAGCAAACTTGCAACGAAGAGTACAAGCGTTTGTATCAGAAGTGAATATGCCTGCTAGAACAATGAAAACAAAAGCAGTAAAACATAATGGTCCACCAAGACACATTGTTTACGATTATGAAATGGCAGATGTTTCTATGACATTTTATACAGACAAATATATGAGAGAAAGAATATTTTTTGAAATGTGGCAGAAGACTGCCTTTTCAAATATAACTCACAACTATGCGTACTATGATGAGTATGTAGCACCGATTAATATTCTTCAATTAGGTGCAGACCCAGGAGCACAAGAACGAGACGGTGCAACATATGGTGTTAGATTGTGGGAAGCGTATCCAGTTTCAGTAGGTGATGTATCGTATGCTTCAGGTTCAAATGAAGTACAGACATTTACCGTACAATTTAAATATAGATACTGGTTGAATTTTGCGTTAGACCAACAAAACAAATTTCAAATTGGTCAATCGCATTTTAATAATGCTGTTGTAAAAGAAGGAGACACAGGATTTTTAAGTAAATTACCACCTGAATTGAGAAGAGCAGGTGAAGGTGTGTTGCAAAACTTGAAGAGGTCATTCCCAATCGGTAAGATTACTGGTGGTAGAGTTATGCCTCCGTTCAAGTTTGGACCCCTAAATATATAATAGTAAATAATAAGGAGATGATAACAATATGGCTTTACCTAAAATTGAAGTCCCAACATATAGAATAACGCTACCTAGTGAAGACAAGATAGTAGAATTTAGACCGTTCTTGGTCAAAGAAGAAAAGATACTTTTAATGGCGATGGAAGAAGCGAATGACGCTCAAATGAAATCGGCAGTAAGAGACCTAATCAATTCTTGTACTTTCGGCAAACTCAATGTGAACACTATGCCTCTATTTGACATAGAATATTTGTTTTTAAATATTCGTGCCAAGTCAGTAGGTGAGATTGCAAAATTCAAAGTATTCTGTCCTGAAGACAAGGTAACTTTATGTGATGTTGAACTAGACTTAACTACGGTTGAAGTGCAGGTTGATGACGAACATACAAACAATGTGGTATTAGATGAAGAAAGAAATCTAGGTATCGTGTTGAAATATCCAAACATATCCACTATTCCTATGGGCATAGATGAATCAAAAAATGCAAGTGCAATTTTTAAAACAATTGTAGAATGTATTGATTATATCTATGAGGGCGAAAAAGTGCATAAAGCAAAGGATTCCTCAACACAAGAACTAGAAGAGTTTTTTAATAACTTGAACACAAAGCAGTTTGAGAAGATTAAGAAGTTTTTTGACACAATGCCAAAATTAAGACACGAAGTTGAAGTAGTGAACCCGAATACTAAAAAGAAGTCGGTGGTAACTCTTCAAGGCTTGTCTGATTTTTTCGTATCAGCCTCTCCCACAACAACCTAGAGGCGTACTACGAGACTAATTTTGCGTTAATGCAACATCACAAATATAGTCTAGCAGAATTAGATAATCTTTTTCCTTGGGAGAAAGAGGTCTATGTAGGACTACTAGTCAAGTTTCTCAAAGATGAGAAAGAAAAGGCAAGAAGAGACAATGTAGGGAAAGGTCCTGCATAAATATAGATAAAGTTGAAAGGATTTATGAGCAAAGATGAATTTAAAGTATCTGACCAGACGGCTATTAGTATGCCTATGAGGAACTTAATCTCCATAGTGGCTGCAGTTGCAGTAGGAGTTTGGGCTTACTTCGGTGTCTTGGAAAGATTAAACAGAATTGAGACGAATGAAGAACTTTTAAGAAAAGATTTAGAAGGCTACACCGTTTCAATGAATAAAGAATTAGAAAAAAATACAGAATTTAGAATTAAATGGCCGAGAGGCGAAATGGGTACATTACCTGCTGATAGTGAGCAGTATATGCTTATTGAACACATTGCTGGTCAATTAGAGACTATGAGTAAGAGAATGGAAGAAATGATGAACAATGGGGTCAACATTAAGAGACTACAAGAAGATGTTAAGTTATTGAGAGAAGATGTTGAAAAATTAAAAGATAGTAATAGAAGTATAATCTATCAAAACGGTAACGGTAAAAAGGAATAATAGAAACATATGAAAAAGACATTAGCATTATTATTTTCGTTGATGTTCTTTACGAGTGTTGTATATGCACAAAAACTATACACAGGCGGCGAGAAATACGAGAAAGAGGGAGTTGTTGCCTTAACACTTACACTAAATGGTAAAATGATTGAGTGGGTATACAAAGAAAACTTATCACAATGCTTGAAATCTAAAAGAGTAGCAAGTAGAGAAGTTGGTGGTGAGAGAGTTATCTTTGCGTGTAAGATGGTAAAAGCTCTTTTACAAGAAGACAAACAAACAAAGTATGGTATTAGATTACTAAAAATATTAGACTAAAGGATTTATGAATAAGATATTATTAATAGCATTTTTATTTTTGATGATGTACGCTCCAGCATATGCTGATTGTACAGGTTGTGGAGATGACGGACACCAAGTTTGTCCTATTGAAGAGAAGGCACATAAACATATAACGGTGATGACAGAAGAACATAAGACTTCAACATCACAACCAGAAGATGGTGTTGTATTTGCAGTATGTATCTTTGAAATTGATAACGACACAGGTGAAAGAAAATTAGTAGACCATAGAGCAAGTGAGAACTTGATGGACTGCTTGAAAAATAAGAGAGAAGCAGAAAGAGACTATAAAGAGAAGAAAGAAAAAGGTGGTGTCTTCAATATGACTTGTGATAAAGTTAACGCAAAAGTACAAGTACAAGAAGATGGTTCGTGGAAGATTTTAGAAATATTAGGAAGACACGAACAAGCATATATTAGAAAAAAAGTTTACGAATAATCGTGGGAGATAGAAAATGGCTGAAGAAAAAATTGTAGTACCTGCTGATAAAAAAGAAATCAGTAAAAAGGTAAAGGTTGACTTGGAAGTGGACACTAGTGTAAAAGATTTAGGTCCTAATCCTTACGCAAGAATAATACATATGGCAAGAGCAGTAGACGCTTGGAGAATATTTCCAAGATTGTTCTTAACCGTATATATTGTTTTATTATACAAATGTGTAATTTGGTATATGAACTTACAGGCACCTACTATGGAACAAAGTGGGTTAATCAGTATCGTTGTTGGTGCTGGTGCAGCTTGGTTTGGTTTATATACAGGTTCAAGTAAGAAAAACAAATAAGGTAACGAGTAAATGGCCGCAACCACACTAACCGAAGCCTCGCAAGACGAGATAGTAAGCATATTCAAAGCAATATCTAACAAAGTACAAGGTTCTGTTGAAGGACTTGTTAAGACTACTCAGCCTAAATTAAATAAACTAGTTGCAGAAACAATAGACTCATTTAGAGATAATCCTCGTCAAGTTAACAAACAGATGAATTTGTTAGCAGACAGAATGAAAGAATTAGGATTTTCTGTAGATGATTTAACAGCAGGTATTGATGAAAAAGATTTAACTGCTGATATGAAGTCTTTACAAGACGCAATGCGAACTAGAGAAGTTAAGATTGTAGAGGCAGAAAAACAAGTAGAGAGTTTGCGTAAACAAGGTATAGCGGCAATGGTTGAGCAAACAGAAGACGGTGCCAGAGCGATGGTAATGTCTACTAAAGAACTCAAAATTGAACAAGATAAAATTTTAGAAAAAGAAAAAGAATTAGTTAAATCACAATTAGAAATAACAAAAGATACAAAAGATGTAGTTAAAATGCAGGCTGGTCCTGCAAGAGAAGCCGCAGAAAAAGCAATCGCTGAAAGAAGTGCTAATTTAGAAGAAGAAAAACAATTACTTGAACAAAAAAGAATAGCAGTAACCGGTCAAGGTTCAGACGAGATTGCTGGTGGTGGCGGTGGTGATTTCATTGACCCACGAGGTATGTTTGCTGGTATATCTGATACCTTTATGGGTATCAAAGATAGTATCACAGGTCCATTCGTTGAACTTGGTGAAATGGCAGCTCGTATGGGTAAATCTTTTATGAACTTCGGTAAAGCAATGAAGACACCTATTAAATCACTAAAACTATTTGGTGCAAGTTTAATGCTTTCACTTGTACCTGTGTTATTATGGGCAGCTGCTATATTAGCATTAGTTGCTCTTATCGCAGTTATAATGTTTAAATTTAAAGATATTAAACAAGCAGTCATAGACGCATATAACTATCTAGGAGAAGTGTTTACAAAGTTTGGTGAATACTTAAAAGAGAAGTGGGATAATTTAGTTAATTACTTCTCGGAGATGAAACAAGGTCTGATAGACAAATGGGATGCCTTTAAAGAAGGTATATCAAATATGGTAGACTATGTAAAAGGTCTAGGTGGTAGAATATGGGATAGTATTAAAGAAGCATTTGGTAGTATCGGTGATTATATTGCAGACATATTTAAAAGAATCTATAATGGTTTCGTAGATAAGTTTGGTAAGTATATCGGTATGGAGAAAGTTGCATTGTCAACAGATAAAAAAGGTGCACCTAAAGAAGTTGAAGAAACAGACGAAGTTAAGAAAGCAGAAATAGAATCTAATTCTACAATGCAAAAAGTGGCAGCCAACAATAAAGAGAACGCACAAACTTTGAAAGAAGAAGGTGCTACTCAATCTGGTAAAGGTAATAATGTTGGTGTATCACAAGACAATAGACAAATTGTAACCACAAACAATCAGGAATCTATATTCGCAGGTAGTGGTAATAGAAATCCAGACCCATCATCAAAATGGGAAAAACTAACAGCACTAACTTAAAATTTACCTAAATCATCTTCTGTAAAGATTTTGAACTCCCAACCTTGCATTTCGCAATAACGAACGGCTGCATTCCATTTAGCCTTGTTCTTAATATACGCTAAACTTTCATTGATATATGCTCTAGTTTTACGAGACCTAGGTTTAGGTTTGACGGTGAACGCCTTTGGTTTGATTTCAATAATGTACTTACCTTTGTCGGTAACTACAAAGAAATCAGGAAAGTAATTATGTAATTTCTTGGTCACAGGATTACGATAACGGATTGCTATCTCTTCACTACCCCAATGTTTGATTGCCTCATTACGGTCGCAGTATACCATAAATCTTCTCTCCCAATTAGACCGATAAACAACTCTATTAGGATTACCGATGTATTTGTCTTTGTTTTGAGGTTTATATTTGCCTTTATAACTTGCTGTTGCCATTGCCATTTCCTGTATAAATATTAGTACAATTCATAAGGATATTTATATATGGGATATACAAACAAAGTAAGTCAAGTTATAAAAGGTCGTATCAATTCAGGTGCAAATGCTGTAAAAGGATTTGTTGATGGTCTTGCTGGTGATATAACATCACAAATAGACAACTTCAGCAATCAGTTTACTGGTGCCGAGAATAGTGAAGCGACTAAAGCAAAAGCACGACAGATTTTAAATAAATCACCACTAGAGATTGGTTCAGGTGACGCTTTACAAGGTAGAGTCCGTTCCAGAATTAATTGGGGTCAGATATATTATCCTGAAGAAACAGGTATGTTAGATGAAGGTCACTATGTAATATTTGATATTATTGAAAACAGAAAAACATCATTTGGTAGTAATATGAAGAGAATGATAGAAGTACCAGCTGATGATGACGCAGAAGCTAATCGGGATGCAATTGCAACAGCAGATTCAGCAGCTGCTCCGAAGTTAACGACAACTAGAAAGGCAAGAGAAATGTCCTCTGGTATTGGTCAAGGTGGTTCACATACACATACAAGAATTAGTGATACGGTGTGTTTATATACACCTGCCGAAGCTGCAAAATTCTCATACAAAGCAAACTATGAAAACTTAGCAACAGGTCTTGCTGGTCTTATGGCGTCTAGTATGGAAGCAGGTAAAGATATGTCTTTCAAAGAAGCAATGATTGATGGTGGTGGTGCTGTGATAGAAAGAGTATTAGGTGAGGCAGTAACCGGTATCGTAAGTGCATTGCCTGGTGTTGGTGATGTTAGAGGTGCAATAGATAAGTCAATGGGTAGAGCATTAAATCCATTTAACGAACAAGTTTTTAGAAGTGTACCATTTAGAGAATTCCAGTTTCCATTTACATTTGCACCAAAGAATAGAAAAGAAATGTTAAATGTAGAAAAGATTATCAAGTTATTTAAATTTCATATGTTACCTGAATTTAGTAATAAAACTAAATCAGCATTTTTGTCTCCATCTGAATTTCAAATAACTTATATGTATCGTGGTAAGACAAACGATTATATACCACAGATTTCTCGTTGTGTTATGACAGGTATGGATGTTGACTATGCAACAGAAGGAACATTCCATACATTTAGAGAAGACGATAGAGGAGCTGCACCTATAACAACAACAATGAATTGTACATTTGCAGAAACAGAAATTATGACTAAAGAGACAATCGCTAAAGGATATTAATAAATGTATTTTTCAAGTTTCCCACTTATACTATATGATATGAAAGGTGACCAGAAAGCAAAACTGGCAACTAACATAATCAAACGAGTAAAGGTAAGAGAAAAAGTATTAGACGCAGCTATGCTGTATCAGAAGTACTTTGTACAACCTGGCGAAAGACCAGAAGATGTAGCATTTAATCACTTCGGTAAATCAGAATATCACTGGATTATATTGTTGACAAATAATATAACAGACGCATACTATGGTTGGCCTATGTCATATGCAGAATTTGAAACATTTTTAAAAGACAAGTATACAAATCCAGAAGGTATACATCATTACGAAAAGAAACAAACTAGTGGTGATACAGGTGTCCATATAGAATGTATGGAATCAGACGCAGGTTCTGTATCTGTATCTAATAGAGAATACGAACAAAGAAAACAAAACGATATAAGCGAAATCAAATTGTTAGACCAAGGATATCTATCAACATTTTTAGATGAGTTTGACAAATTAATAGGTGAATAATAATGTATAGCAAACTTAAAACCGATGACCTGAAAAAGGCAGGTGACTATACGCTATCTGAAATAGTGGTACATAGTAGAGAGTCCTTTGACGGTTCAAGTAAAGCAAAGAAAACAGATATAACAAGTCTTGTTGCTGAAATCAATATTTACGAAGATATAAACGAGAAGAACTTAACAGGTCAGTTAGTTATATCAGATAGTACAGGTTTGCCTAACAATATGCCATTGACTGGCAATGAACTATTATCATTTAAACTAGGTACACCAGGTTCTAGTAGATATTATGATTTTGAAAAGTATCCTATGGTCATCTACAAGATAGGTGAGAAACAACCACATAATCCTAGGTCACAATTCTATATTCTATACTTCTGTAGTAAAGAACAAATTACCAATCAAACTCTAAAAGTACAAAGACCATTTAGTGGTGCTGTATCTGATATGATTTCTAGTGTAGCATTATCTGAATTAGGAACGAGTAAAGACATTTACATTGAAGGCACAAAAGGTAGTCGTAAGTTAGTCATACCTAGATTTAGACCATTTAAGGCAATTGATTTCTTATGCAGTATGGCAGAATCAAGTCAGTTTAATTCAACAGGATTTAAATGGTATGAGACAGCAGATGGATTTCATTGCCGTTCATATGAGAATATGATGGCAGTAGGATTAGATAGTACAAGACCTAACAATGGTTATTTTAAACCAACTATGGCAGGTACTACAAGAGATAAAGGTAACCGTGATGTTACCCAAGAAATGCAGACAATGTTTAGTTATGAAGTTATAGACCAGTTTAATCTTATGAAAATGTTAGGTATGGGTGGTGTTGCAAGTCGTGTATTAAAGACAGATTTATTTAACAAGACATTTAGTAATGCAGATTTTAATTACGAAAAGAACTATGATACACAACATCATACAGAGCACGATGGTATGGGTATGAGACAAGGTGATAAGAAATTACTACCTAATTATCCATTTAGAAACAATCTAGCATTGACAGATTACGCAGATGGTACTTTCTTTCATAGTAGTGAGACAGAAAATCAATATGATGGTTATAATTCCGTATCGCCAGAAAACTCAATGCTGAATAGAATAGCACAAGAGGTAGCATTAGAATGCTTTAAAGTAAAATTTGATGTGCCTGGATACACAGGATTATCAGTTGGTGAAATGGTTGGATTAGAACTGCCTAGATACGAAAGTATTAGTGTTGGTGATATAGACCAAGACCACATAATGTCAGGTAGATGGTTAGTATCAAGTATAATACATAAAGTTATACCAGCAAAGAGTTACCACTCAATGACCGTTGAATGTCTGAAAGATAGTGTTAAATCGCCATACTATAATGAAACAATTAAAGTAGAAGAAGGAAAAGAAGATAAAGGTAAAGTCTATGAGCAAGAGAAGATAGATGAAGGTATCTTTGGAATCTTTGATGAATATTAAGAGAATATTCGTAGTTTATTCATATGACAACAACTAGAGAGAACCATAGAGAATCGCCCTCCGAGACGCCCCTCCAGAGGTCTAAAGGGCATAGATTAGGGTCTCTCAGCACACACTCCACTCTATCTGCTGACATACAAACCAGAATAAATGAGAACAAAATGAGAACAAAAACACAATGATTAGAACAATGAAAGAATTAAACAACCCTTTACGCAACACATTTAGAACCATACGCAAGACCTATGAGGATGCTCTGTATAAAGTAATCTTACAGAAGTTTTTTAAAGGTACATACGCAATAGACGAACTCAATCATAAAGTCGGCGTACTTTCAGCAATCGCTATACGCACGGCAGTATTACGAATAATGCTCAAAGATATGACACTAGCGTGTCAGTTGCGTAGGTTTAGAATAAATAGTAAAAATAATAGTATCTGATGTTATCTAAAAGGTACAAGTATCGGAAGAAAATATGGCCAAGTTTATACATTTTACAGGAATAGTTGAAGACAGACAGGATCCTCACAAGGTAGGCCGAGTGCGTGTAAGGTGCTTGGGTTACCATTCAGACGACATTACCGTTTTACCTACAGCGGACTTGCCGTGGGCGCAATGTGCATTACCTACGACTGCCGGTGGTATAAGTGGCCTGGGTCAGTCGCCAACCTTTTTGGTAAATGGTACTTGGGTATATGGTTTCTTTAGAGATGGAGAGCAGGCGCAACAACCAGTTGTTCTTGGAGTACTCCCAGGTAAACCTACTGAATACTCTAGTCGTTATTATTCAAAGGCCTACTATGATGGTTCAAATATCTATCCTAAATACATTAATGAGACAGACACTAACAGACTGGCCGCTGGAGACAACTCTCTAGTAAATGAAATAAGAACAGCGACACGAATAACAGATGTTGCTACAGCAGACTTTGATAGTACATCGGCCGCAGATGGCAGTACTATATTAGGTTCTGATACAACAAAGTGGTCACAGCCTGCTATATCATACGCTGCTGTGTATCCATATAATAAGGTAACGGAAACGGAAAGTGGCCATATACAAGAGTTTGACGATACGCCGGCCGCAGAGCGTATTCATATAAGGCACAAGATAGGTACATCATTAGAATGGACACCAACTGGCGACCAAGTCAATATAATAAAAGGCCATAATTACAAGATGGCCGTTGGTTCAGATAAGACTTATATAGAAGGCGATAGTGATATTAGTATAGACGGACGCCATAAGATATACATTAACAAGTCTGCTACATTAAACAATCACTATGATATACAAGTAGGTGCTAATGCAAACCTTAATATACAAGTAGATACTGGCGATGTCAATGTAGTCACCAGAGTAGGTAAAGTCAATGTCAATAGTGGTGGTGATTATAATTTAAAGGTAGGTGGTAACTACACCTTGACGGTGGATGGCAGTCATAGTGAAACAATCGCAGGCACACGAACAGAAACGGTAACAGGCGATAACACCAAAACAGGTAAGACAATCAATCTCAACTAGGGCCGGTTTGTTATCTAAAATCCTGATAGCAATTAGGGCAATTATAACTAGGACCTGCTGGGTAATCTATAAATGCAATAGACTATACTAAATATAAATTATGAAGAAACTCTTTAAAATAGCAGGTCTATACTTCTTTACATTTCAACTAATAAAGGGTCTTCTGTGGATCCTATTGATATATCTCGGCTTTGAGTTTGGGAATTTTTTTCCGAGCTAATTTTCTCTACAAGCTTCGTTAACTTATCTATCTTATTGTGAAGCTCATCTACTTCTTTTGTTATATCATTGTAAATATCATCATTATTATAAAATGTCATTATTCAGTCCTTTCTAAAAAAAATATTCAACATCGCCCCAACTATCAGACTTTACTTGTATAATAGTCATAGGGTCATTTACTTCATTATTATTCAGACACTTCTCAGCGTCTTCTTTTGTATCAACTATCAAAGGCATTTCAGCATTTGCGTCATTAGGGTCAACAAACTTCGTACCTGTAGCGTCAAGTAATAGTTCAGTATTATCTTTTTTCAAAGCATAACCTTCTTGTTCATAGACCATTGTTGGTATTGGATGACTCATAATATACTCCTTTTCTTTATCATACTTACATACTATCAAACTCTACACTCCTTGTCAAGCACTTTTTTATAAATATTTTCAGTAATATTAACACTCAACTGGAGCGAGTAATGGTTGAAATACTTACTATATTAGCGTTAGCAGTAAATCTGTTAACAAGTCTTTTACGCTAGAATTTGTGAATCTTATACATAAGTGTGTTGAGACTTCCAGAGAATAGCTAAGCTAAGGAACAGGACACACAAATGACTTTCAAGGAACGACTACAGCGCATACGAGGCAAGGCGCAAAAATCTATCACTACTGACAATCTCGTTGACATTTCTGTTGACATATTGATATTGGTCTTTGATGTATTAAGTTCGCCTATCTTAATTGTAATGAGAGTTGTAAGGTTCTTAATTAGAAAGTATGTTATTAAATATATAAAGGCCTTTCTTAAATGGTTTATCCATAAAGTGTTAAAGATAGATAATACGCCTTTAGATTGGAAAGATTAAAATGATTAATGGATTGTGGTTAGTTGATAGAATTGAATATTGGATAGGGAGAGGGCGACTCTTGTTCTCTATGTGTTTGCGATTGTTAACTTGGGCCGGACTAACGGTAATGGTTGCGTATGGTTTAGCGTTTCTTTATGTTGCGATTATAGGTACGATTACTGAAAGAAGCGAATTTAATGAGATAGTTGGTTCTTCTATGTTAGATGAATTTTATTACTTTATTCTACCAGCGTTATTAATAACTAGTCGTAAATATATAAATAGTTTTATTCGTTCAACCATTTTTGGTCGGAAGTAAGGCACTCGCCTGAAGGAACGCACCTAACTTGAAACATAGGAGGGTGTTATGAATAGACATACTTATTTACTCTCCACTTATAGAAAGAAGAAACAAATAGAGCGTAAAGAAAAGGCTCTTGCGTCTTCTCGTACAGAAGTGGATATAAATGGTAATGGTACTTCTGGTTATACCTTAAAAGAAGGTAAAAACAAAAACAAAGTACTTGGCCATAGAGTAGTCAAATCAACCGATAATTGGTAATATTTTGGGGGAGTTAAATCTCCCCTAAATACTTTTATGAGTAATTTAATAAACTTAACAGATAACGCAGTATCACATCTACAAACTTTAGCAAAAGAACATAACAAAAAATATGTTCGTTTAGAAGTTAAAGGTGGTGGTTGTGCTGGGTTTAAATACGACTGGAAGTTTGAAGATGAAGCAGATACTAATGATGAGGTTATTCTACACGATAACTTTACATTGTTGGTTGATAAGTCTAGCATATTAATGTTAGCAGGTATGACTATAGAATATCGTAAGGAGATATTTGGGTCATTTTTAGAATTAAAGAATCCCAACGCAACAAGTAGTTGTGGTTGTGGAGAAAGTTTTGGAGTATAAAATGAATTATGATAGAATAAAACAAGAAGAAGCGTTATATTCAGAATCTTGTGGGTCTTGTATACCTATAGAAAAAGACCACAAATATCAAAGTGAGTTGTTAAAGAAACAATTACAAATGATATTAGATGATGAAAGAGGCGACAACGATTTAGATAAAAAGATAAAGATATTAGAAACACAAAATAAGATATTACAAGCGGAAAAGAAGTTTCTTGCCGATACATTAAAAGAACACGGCATATTGACAATGAAGTAATTATGTTGTATAGTAATTATTGGAGTGAATTAAAATGACAAAATTTAGAGAACAAACCGTAATACCTCAAATAGTACATCCGAAGATAAACGGAGAAGTATTATATCCTTTTGGACCACCTGTCTATCGTACAGAATTAGATACAAAGATTGTTGATATGCTGATAGCAGAAGGTCAACGAACAAGAGAACAAAAAGATTTAGACCATAGATTAAAACTAGCAGGTAATATGAAGTCTGGTACTTCTGTTCTATTTCCTGCAGGTCCTGATAAAGATGTTAGAAACAGAGCAGACCAAGCAATCGTTCAAAAAGTATTTGAGTTCTTTGAAATACTACAATCACAATATGGTAAAGATTGGCCTAATATAGAAAAGATGATGTTAGGTAATAGTGGTGGTATGGGTGCATTAAGATTACAACAATTATGGATTAACTTTCAACAAGCAGGTGATTATAATCCTTTACACGACCACGGTGGTCTTTTTAGTTTTGTTATATTTGGTGATATAGATGAAAAGATATTTACAGAAGATGTACCACCTACAAATACTAATATAGCAGGTAAACTAATATTTCATTATGGTGAACAGATTACAAAACTACAATCAAATAGTTTTTCAGTAGAACCATATAAAGGTTTGATGTATGTTTTTCCTGCGGCTTTACAACATACGGTACCACCTTATTTTAAAGAGTTTGAAAGAATTAGTATAAGTGGTAACTATGTACTAGAACAAAATCAACCACAATCAAAACTTAATCCTGTTAAGTTAGATTTAGAAGATGATAAAGTAGCACAAATGATGATGAAGCAATGAT